AAATGTCTAACGACAAAGGAACATGGTTTGGTTGGGATGTGAGTAAAGTTGGTCCAGTTGAAGACAAAGACATCTACAACATGGCAAAAAACTTTGCAACTAGTGTAGGTAAGGGTGAGATCCAAGCTAAACACGGTTCGGAAGAAAACGAATCTAAGCAACCGTACTAGATCCTAGGTAGTGGGCGGAGAAGCGAGAGTGGACACCGCCCACGCAAATAATTAAAATGATTGAAAAGTTTAAAAAAATTTTTGATGGTTTAGAGGAAAGATTTGGATACCATCAACTAGACACAAGTAATGGAGAGGGTAAAAAATCTGGGGTATCTTTTACTTCTTCTTACGCACATACAGAGGAGATGTGGAAAGCACATCTTGAAGGTAAAAAATTTGAAGTTAAAACAAAAAATAAAACTATTCTTGCAGATAGTCTAGGGCTATGTCCTATAAAAAGTGATAGCACTTGTAAATGGGGCGCAATAGATTTAGATGAGTACAAGCCTGACGTAAAAGAGTTATTTAAAAAAATCAAAAGTATAAATGTTCCATTCATACCTTTCAAGTCTAAAAGTGGTGGAATTCACATATACATATTCTTGACAGAACCTGTACCAGCATTATTATTACGCGAAAAATTACATACAATAAAAAACATTTTTGGTGATTGTAAACCAGATAAAATTTTTCCAGTACAAAAATATTTAAATTTAGAAAAGGGCTCTGCAGGTAGTTGGATTAATCTTCCTTATTATAATGCAAAAGATACCAAACGGTATATGATTAAGGAGGATGGCAGTCCTGCCTCTCTCGAAGAGTTCTTTGAACACTACGAAAGAAATAAAGTCACTCCCAAAGAACTCAAAAAATTAAAATCAAACATAGACGAAGGCGATTCAGGGGACTGGTTTAAAGATGGTCCTCCATGTATGCAAGCGTTGGCTAAATTTGGTGTACCAAAAAGTCAAAGAAACGAAGTTTTACTGGACATGACTAAATATATAAAATCAAGATATCCAGATGAATGGAAAGATAAAACTTTAGAATATAATAAAAAATTTTTTGAGCCCCTTGGAAAGGGCATGAGCTTTAATGAAGTTAGTAATGTAATTGGTTCTAGAGAAAAAAGAGATTACAAATATAGGTGTGATCAAGATTGGTTGAAAACTTATTGTAATAGAGAAGAATGTGTAAAAAGAAAATTAGGAATAGGTGGTGGAATAGATAATGAATTAGTTTTGGGACCTTTGTCATACGTTACATCAAGTCCAAAGATTTGGTATTTAGGTTTTAATGGGGATGAAGTTAGATTGTATTCAAAAGAATTAGTCAAACAAGATCTAGCACGAGAAGCTGCCACAGAACAGACAGGTAGAACACCACCTAAAATAAAAAACTGGGATATGCAAATTAGAACACTGCAAGTGAAAGCAACACCTATTGATGCACCAGAAGAAAGTTTACCAGAGTTTAAATTAAGATCTCACTTAGAGGACTTTTGTTTTAATTTAAGAATTACAAAAGATAGAAAACAAATATTAATGGGTAGACCATTTAGTGACGGAACTGGCAAAAGAAAATTTATGTTTGATGGGTTTTATAAACATTTACAATTAGAAGAGTGGAAAGCATCTATAGATATAACACACCAAATGTTACAAAAACAAAAAGGAATCAGCCGAGAAAAATTTCACATTAAAGAAGGTGTAAAAAAATGGGTCTATGTTTTAGATGAACAAAGTTTTGATAGAGAACCTGAAGTAGAACAAAGTGTTTTAAACTTTAAGACAGGAGATGATAACGAAAATGAATACTAAGATCGATAAATTTTATAAGAAACGATACAAAATTTTAGGTGGTCCTGGCTGTGGTAAAACAACTGAAATATTAAAAATGTTAAAAAATAATTTTGAAGCAGGTTTAAATTTTGATCAAGCATTGATGATAGGATTTGCAAAAGCGACTGTAGAAAATTTACAGGACAGGGCTCAAAATGATAAAAAATTATCTTTGTTCTTTACAGAGAAACAAGCAGAGTCTATCAAAACAATACACAAATTTTGTAAAGATCACTTAAAAGGTTACGACATATTTAATGAAAGTGCCAAAAGTATGTTTAAAAGTTTAATTAAAACTGACCCAGACAACTGGCCTAAATTAGCTGATAGTAATTATGATGGAACAGATATTACTGCAGTTGGATGGAGTGAAGAACATGATTTAAAGTTTGGTGCTATTATGAATCTTATTGGATTAGCAAAGCATTCACTAGGTTATGAAAAAGCTTTGAAGATTGGTAATGAATATAAAATAATAAAAGATCCTCTAGAAAGAATTTATCATTTTTATGATGAAGATCCAAGTTATCAAAGAGTAAGATTTAAAAAACCAGAGATAAGTTATGTGTATCATAACTATGAAAAGTTTAAGAATCACTATCAAATGATAGATTTTGATGACATGCTAGAAAAATCTTTAGTAAAAAATATTGAGTTTAAACCATACAAACTTGTTTTAGTTGATGAAGCTCAAGACTTATCTAAATTAGAGTGGCAGGTCATATCAAAGATTGCAAGGAATACAGAAGAACTTGTTCTTGTTGGGGACGATGATCAATCTATTTATGGTTGGAAAGGATCTGATGCTAGAATATTTCAAAAGTGGCCATGTAAAAAAGAATGTGTAAGATCTTTACCAAAGACCTACAGATTACCTCCAGCTATTTTTAATGTAGTTATGAAGATTCAAGGAGAGATACAAGATAGACTTGGAACAAGATTTGAATGTGATCCAAATAAAGAGGGTAGTTTTAGGTTCATGCATACTCTTAAACATTTAAACGGCAGCATAAAATCAACAACTGATGTAATTATGTGTGCTAGAACTAATACTGTTGCACATAATTTTAAAAGATATTGTGTAGATCATGGTTTGATTTTTAGAGAAAAAAATTATGAACACGACAAAGGAACTAGTTTTAAAACTTTATTTGATCAAGAGAAAAGAAAAGAATTAATCTTAGCTTGGGATACTTTGCAAAAAGGTGGACAGATACAGGGCAAACAATATTTAGCTATGGTTAAAAAATTAAAACCAAATCTAATTGAGTATGGAAAGAAAGGAGCGTTAGAACATTCTGATACTCAGCCACCAGAACTACAAGATCCAGATCTCTATTTAAGTTACGAAGATTTAAAAAATAAATATTATTTTTTAGGAGATATAAATGAACCATGGCATGAAGTTTTTAAATTTGAGACAACTAGAAAATTATTTAGAGACAATGAACATTTTAATAATTATTTAAGAGATTGTTGGGAGAAAGACCCAGCTTTAGAAAGCAATATAAAAGTGGCTGCTATTCATTCTGTAAAAGGTATGGAGGCAGATATAGTAATTGTGGACGCAGACTGGGGTCCTAATTCAATTAAATCATATAACAGTGGAGATAAAAGAAAGGAGGATGAGGAAACTAGAGTTGCGTATGTTGCAACATCAAGACCAAAGAAACATTTGGTAATTTACCAACATGATCTTAAAATTAAAAATAGATTTCCTCTACTAACACATGAGTTCTTACAATAAGAAAAAAGGAGTTTGGGATAAACAACACGGAGGATCCCATTATCAAAAGTATAAGATACAGCCAAGTAAGTTTGTAGTTGAGAATGAGTTGCTATATCCGGAAGGCTGTGCTATTAAATACATAATAAGACATCGCGATAAAAATGGGAAAGAAGATTTATTGAAAGCAATACATTTTATAGAGATGATTATAGAGAGGGATTACAAGTGATACAAAAAACTTTATTTAGTAAAGTTCAAAGTGAGTGGGTTCAACCTGATCACTTTCCGGACTTATCTAAGTACGAAGAGATTTCAATCGACTTAGAAACAAAAGACCCTGATTTAAAAACCAAAGGTTCTGCATCAACAAGAGGCATAGGAGATGTTGTTGGAGTGGCAGTAGCCGTGAAAGATTGGGCTGGCTATTATCCGATAGCACATGAAGCAGGACCAAACATGAATAGAAAACAAGTTCTTAGTTGGTTTCAAGATGTTTTAAAAACAGAGTCATTAAAAATATTTCATAATGCTATTTATGATATGTGTTGGATTCACAGACTAGGACTCACGGTTCACGGAACAGTGGTGGATACAATGGTAATTGCATCTTTGGTTGATGAGAATAGATTTAGATATGATCTTAATTCTGTTGCAAATGATTATGTAGGTATGGGTAAGAATGAATCTGCATTACAAGAAGCTGCAAAAGAATGGGGCGTTGATCCTAAATCTGAAATGTACAAACTACCGGCGATGTATGTGGGTGAATATGCAGAACGAGATGCTGAGATAACATTATCTTTATGGCAAGAGTTTAAAAAAGAAATTAATGTACAGGACTTACATTCTATTGTTAAATTAGAACAAGATCTTTTTCCATGCTTACTTGATATGAAATTAAAAGGAGTGAGGATAGATGAAGATCAACTTGAAAGAGTAGAGGCTACATTACAAAAAAATTATGACAGATATATCAAAAGAGTTCATGATGATACAGGGATATACCCAGAGGTTTGGGCTGCATCTAGTATTGAAAAAATTTGTCATGCAAGAAGTATTGATGACTTTGATAGAACAGAGAAAACTAACAAACCATCTTTTACAAAAAATTATTTAAAGAATCATAAAGACCCTGTTCTACGAGCTATCGCAAGTGCTAGAGAAGCAGATAAATTAAAAAATACTTTTTTAGATTCTATAAAAAACTTTGTCTATAATGGTAGAATCCATGCAGACATT